AAATAGATATAAAAATGCAATACAACAGTTTTCAGGTATGCAACTTGGAAGACGAAGACGAGACGATTACACTGATGGAACAGTTAGAATACAAGTTAAATCGACGTCTCCGTAAATTGAGGTAAAAAATTATGACGATAACATCAGCAATATGTAATTCTTTTAAAGTAGAAATTTTACAAGGTGGCCACAATTTTAATGATGCTAGTGGTGCACCAACAGGTAACGCATTTAAGTTAGCTTTATTTTCAAGTGACTCAGCTTCATTAAGTAAAACAACAACTGTTTATACAGCACCATCATCTGCTAATGCAGTTCCAACTAACACACTTGAAGTTAGTCAAAGTCAAACTGATGGCGGCGCTTCAAACACTGGTTATACTGCAGGTGGAACAGCTTTAACACCATCGGCTGATCCAGTTTTATCTAGTGACACAGCGTGTGTAAAATTTAATGATGTTAGTTTTACTTCAGCTTCATTTACAGCAAGAGGTTGTTTAATTTATAATTCAACAGCAGTTACAGGATTCACAACAAACAGATCAGTGTGTGTTGTTAACTTCGGTGCAGATAAAACTGTAACAAGTGGAACATTCACAGTTCAATTCCCAGCACAGACGGCAGGTAACGCAATCGTTCAGATAGCATAAGGAGTAAGTCCTTATGTCGGCAATCCGAACATTTACAGTAACGGTAGCCAACCCAGGTTCTGGTAATAAATATTATATAGACGATGTATTACAAGACACTATAAATCTTGCAGAAGGTTATACTTATGTATTTAATTATCCTTCAGCTCATCCTTTTAGATTTTCGACTACTGATGATGGTACACATAATGGTGGAAGTGAATATACAACAGGCGTAACCCATAATAGTTCAACTCAAACAACAATCGTTGTAGCGGATAGCGCACCACAACTTTATTACTATTGTCAATATCACTCTGGTATGGGTGGACAGGCTAATACAGTCCTTTCAAATACGTGGGGAGTTTTACAATGGGGACAAAATAAATGGAGTGATCAAGATAGTATTGAAGTCACTCTTTCTGGTTTATCAGTAACTTCTTCATTAGGAACTTTACTTCCTTTTAATGAAACAGGTTGGGGTAGAGATACTTGGGGTTTTGAAAATTGGGGAGAGTCTGGAATTGATGCAATTTTAACCGGGTTATCTGCAACTTGTTCTGTCGGAGCTTTAACAACAGAAATAAAACCTGGTTGGGGTACACTTGATTGGGGTGAAAATGGTTGGGGTACAGTTGATTCAGCTGTATTTAATTTAACTGGTCTATCTGCAACTGCTAGTGTTGGAGTTCTTACGGCAGAAGATGTTGTAGGTCTACCTGCATTATCCGCTACAAGTGCCATAGGTAGTTTAACTGTATTTTCTAATCACACACTTGTATTACCTGCATTAAGTTTAACATCAAGTCCAGGTTTATTAGAAGTTGATGATCATTCAGTTGGTCTTTCTGGTTTATCTGCTACAAGTGCGGTAGGAAGTATATCACCTGCAGATGTTATGGGTTTAACAGGTGTATCTGCACAAACGGACGTTGGTAACATTACTATTTCATCTAATCCTGTTATTGATGTAGCAGGTCAATCAGCGTCTACATCTTTAGGTTCTTTAACTATTTCAAATATAACGGGCGCTGTTTTAACTGGTCAATCAGCCTCAACATCTCTAGGAACTTTAACTACAACTCAATTATCTATAGCTAGTTTAGTTGGTCTAGGACAAGTGGCTACTTCAGCAGTTGGAGAGGTTATTGTACTAGGATATCAAGATATTGATATTATTGGAAATACAAGTTATAGTGCGGTTAATAAAACAAATGGTGCAAGTTATTCTGATGTTGACGTAGTAGGAAATACATCGTATACAGACGTAACTCGCGTAGTTTAGGAGAAAAAAATTATGGCTTCAACATATACTGATCTTGGTCTCGAATTAATGGCAACTGGTGAAAACGCCGGTACCTGGGGAACAAAAACAAATGCTAATTTAAGTCTTATTGAACAGTTAACAGGTGGCTTTAATTCTCAAGCTGTAACTGATTCAGGAACACCAACAGCTTTGACAATAGCAGATGGTGCTTTAACAGGTACTGCTCAACAAAGAGTTATAGAATTAACAGGATCAATATCTGGAAGCAGAGTTGTAACTTTTCCACTACTTACAGAAAATTTTTATTTTATTAAAAATAGTACATCGGGTGCACAAACAGTTCAATTAAAAGCAGCATCTGGTTCAGGTGCCACGGTAACTTTTGCAACAGGTAATAAAGGTTGGAAAGCTATTTATTTAGATGGTGTTGCAACTAACACAGGTGTTTATGAAATTGAAATAGATACTGTAGCAACTCCAGCAGGATCAGATACACAAGTTCAATTTAATAATTCAGGAGCTTTCGGTGCTTCAGCTAATTTAGTTTTTGATGGAAATCATTTAACTATTGCAGCAGAAGGTGATTTAAGATTGGGAGATAATACAGGTGGAGAATATGTGGGAATTGACGCTCCTGCAACAGTTGGAGCATCTTATACTGTAACATTACCAGCAGCTGTAGGATCGGCTTCTCAAGCCTTAGTAACTTCAGACGGCTCTGGAAATACACAGTGGACATCAACATCAACTTTTGGTATATCAACAGGAAAAGCTATTGCAATGGCAATTGTTTTCGGATAAAAGGATTAAATTATGGCAAACCCAAATATAGTAAATGTAACATCAATCGTAGGTGGAAACTTAGGTTTCAATTTATCTAACACTTTAACTGCAACTTTAGCAACAGTTGCTGCAGACAAAATTGTAAAAATTAATAGAATTACAGTAGCAAATGTTGACGGATCATCTGCAGCAGATGTAGATTTATTTGTTGACGGTTTAACAACTGCTGGAGCAACAGGATTTGCTGGCACAGGTGCTGATGCAACAGTTTATTTAGCAAAAACAGTTTCAGTACCAGCTGACGCAACGTTAGTATTGGTCGATACACCTATCTATCTTATGGAAGGTGATATATTAAAAGGTGGAGCAAGTGCTTCAGGGGATTTAGATTTATTCGTATCTTATGAAGTTATAGACGACGCTTAGGAGGTTTAAATTATGGCGCAAGCAAATGGCGGAGTAATTGGACCAGTAAACGACCCTCAAATTCAAGCAGAAAATATTACACCATTTACAGGAACTGGAACTTTTACAACAGGAGCATTAACAACTACTGTTGACGCTCTTGTAGTAGGTGGTGGCGGTGGTACTTCTTATAACGGAAGTGGTGGCGGTGGCGCTGGTGGTTTTAGATCTGTTGCTTGTATTTCAGTTTCAGGTTCTACAGGTTATACAATGACAATAGGTGGAGCAGGAGCTGCTAATCCTAATCCTCAATCTACTGGTGGTGCAGGAGGAAACTCAGTTGCAGGTTTTCCATCTAATCCAATAACTTCAAATGGTGGCGGAGGTGGTAATTGGGACGATGGCACTAATGGTGGTTCAGGTGGTGGAGCTGGAGCAGAAGGTTTTGAAGCTCCAGGAAATAATAGTGGAGGCTCAGGTAATACTCCTTCAACAAGCCCTTCTCAAGGTAATGATGGTGGTGGTGCTCAAAGAAATCAAGGTGGCCAAGGTGGTGGCGGTGGAGCCGGTAGTAATGGTAGTTTTGCAAATAGTGGTAATGGTGCCGCTGGAGGTAATGGCACAGCAAGTTCAATAACAGGCTCACCCGTAACATACGCTGGTGGTGGCGGTGGCGGTGTAGGCGGTGCAGCTAATGAAGGTGGACTAGGCGGACCTGGAGGAGGTGGTAATGGAGCAGGCCGACCCACTCCTATATGCACAGCAGCTTCAAATGGTACTACTAATCTAGGTGGCGGTGCAGGTGGTTCAGCTCATCACCCAGCAGGTGGTAATAAAAATGCTGCATCTGGTGGATCCGGTATTATTGTTATTAAAGAACCTGAAGTTAAAAGTGCTCCTGGTATATGGAGTATGAACTCAGTTTATGAAAACGTTAAAGCAGGAAATTGGACAAATTAATATATAGACATTTTAAACTTGATGTTTTATATATATAATTTTAAGGAGATATAAATATGGCACATTTTGCAGAATTAAAAACAAAAGTAGATCCAACAGGACATACATCAGATACTCATCAAGTAGTCGAAAGAGTAATTGTAGTAGGAAATGAGAACGTTCCTTCAGACATGCATGTTGATGGGGAGACATGGTGTATTAATTTTTTTAAAGGTGGTATTTGGAAACAAACTTCTTACAATAATAATTTTAGAAAAATGTATGCAGGTATAGGCATGGTCTATGATCCTGTAAAAGATAAATTCATAGCACAACAACCTCACGCTTCATGGTTATTAGATTCTAATGATGATTGGCAAGCACCAATAACTTATCCAACAATTCTAGATGATGGTGAAGATCCAATTAATTGGTATTATTTTATTAGATGGAACGAAACAAAATATCAGGCTGACAACACTAAAGGTTGGGAAGCTACTAAATCAAACGACACTTCAGATCCAAAAACAATTTACGATTGGAATGGTTCAGCTTGGGTGTCCGAATAGGAGACTCATATGGCCAGAGCTAATGGCGGAATAATTGGTGTAATTAATACAACTTCTTTTGGAAAGAATATAGTTACATCTACAACATCTACAGGATCGACAACAATCACTACACAACCAGGAACTAGATTAGTAGACACACTAGTTGTTGCAGGTGGAGGTTCTGGTGGTGGAGGTAATAATCCAGAAGGTGGTGGTGGAGGCGGTGGTGGAGGTTTTAGAACAGCTAGTTGTATTTCTGTTTGTGGTAATTCCCCGTATCCTATTACAGTTGGTGCTGGTGGTGCAGGTGCAGCTGGTGGTGCTAGAGGAAGTAATTCAGTTGTAGGTTTTACATCAAACCCAATAACATCTACAGGTGGAGGTGGTGGAAGAAAAGGATCCGGATGTGCAAATATTCCTGGTGGATCTGGAGGTGGTGGAGGTTCATCTAGTGGTGGTGCAGTAAAAGGTTGTGGTAATACACCTCCTACAAACCCTCCTCAAGGTAATAACGGTGGAACGGGCGGTAATGGTAATTGTGGTTTTTATGCTGCTGGTGGTGGCGGTGGAGCTAGTGCTGTCGGTGCAGATGCTTCTCCAAGTACAGGTGGAGTCGGTGGTGCTGGAACAGCAAATACGATAACAGGATCTTCAGTAACTTACTCTGGTGGTGGGGGTGGCGGAGCGTTAGCTCCAATAAGTGCAGGAGCCGGTGGAGCTGGTGGTGGTGGAGCTGCAGCAAATGGAGGAGCTGGAACTGCTGGAACTGTAAATACTGGCGGCGGAGGAGGAGGTTCTGGTGGAACTTCTAATGGAGCTTCAGGCGGATCAGGAATAGTGGTCGTAAAAGAATTAAGTAAAGCAAGTGGTGTGTGGTCAATGCAAAGTCAATTTCAAGCCAGAACACAAGGAACATGGCCTGATGGAAGTACAGCATTAGGTATTACCGTAAATTATTTAGTAATGGCTGGTGGCGGAGGTGGTAGTGTAGGATCTGCTGTTGGTGGTGGTGGTGGAGCTGGAGGTTACAGAGCTTCTGGATTTGGACCTTCTCCTTTACAAGGTAGTGGTTTAGAGCAAATTACAACTAAAGAAGTTTACGATGTGGTAGTAGGCGCTGGTGGATCCGGACAGGCTAGAGGTAGTGATTCAAGTTTTGATTCAATAACCTCAACAGGTGGAGGTGCAGCTTTTGGTGCACCAGTAGGACCTGGTTTAGCTCCACCCGCAGGTAATGGTGGATCTGGAGGTGGACCTAACTATAACGGTTCTTATCCAAATCCTTTTGGATCAAACCCTTCAACATACTCTGTATTCCCTGCATCTACAAAAGGTTTAGGAAATACGCCACCCGTTTCTCCTCCTCAAGGTAATCCTTCAGGTGGTGGTGGATTTAATGACAACGGACCTACTTCACACTACGGTGGTGGTGGAGGTGGTGGTGCCGGAGGTGTTGGTGGAAACTTTAACGTATTATCTGGTGGTAGTTCACCTACTCCACTTCATGGTGGTGATGGAGGTATTGGTGTTGGATCAGCAATTAATCCTAGTCCAGGTGTTGGAACTCCAGGACCATGTGGATCTTTAAGATACTTTGGTGGTGGTGGAGGTGGTGGTGCTCAAGGATCATATGATAGTAAACCACCTATAAGAGCGGGTATAGGAGGATATGGTGGTGGAGGATGTGCTTCTGCTTGTAGAGGTGGTCCACCTAATCCATGGTATCCTAGAACAGCAAATGCTCCTGGTCACTCTGGAGTAAATGGAGAAGCTGGTGCTGCTAACACTGGAGGTGGTGGAGGTGCAGGTGGTAAAGACACAGGTGTTCAACCTGGTGCAGGATCTGCTGGAAATGGTGGTTCAGGAATTGTAATTCTTAGATACCCAACTGCAGTTACAGGAACAGTTACAGGAAGTTGTAATGCTATTACATGTGCACCAGGAAGTACAAAAGTTGCTACATTTAAAAATACTGGAACAATTACTTTTTCATAATTAATTTTCTTTACTCTTTTTTTAAATTGAGATAAAATATATGTATAAAGACATATGCATACATATATACATCAACTTTTTTCTAAAGTTATTTTTGAAACAAAATTAAATTTTTCAAAAAAAGAATTAAATAAGTTTATAAGTGATTTTAAAAAGTTTAGCTTAAAAAATATTAGTAAAAGTAATAACATTACAAAAGCTACTAACAATAAGCATTTGTTAAAAAATAAAAAATTTAAACTGTTAAAAGATAATTTATTAAAAGAATTCAATTCTTTTAAAAACTCTGTTTTAAAATATGAAAAATGTAACTTTGATATAACTACTTCTTGGCTGGCTGTAAGTAATAGCGGTAACGAAGGTATTTATCACAATCACCAAAATTCTTTTTATAGTGGGGTTTATTATTTAAAAACTCCTGAAAATGGTGGGAACATAAAGTTTAGGGATTATAGTAATAAAAATTTCTATATACCACCAAGCATTGAAAACTGCTATAATTCTGTAGAGTGGGGATTTAAAGTAAAAGAAAATTTATTGTTGTTTTTTCCAAGTGAGTCATATCATGTTATTTCAAAAAATAATTCTAAAACAGACAGGGTTTCTTTAGCTTTCAATATTATGCCTACAGGTAAATTTGGTTGCAATGACTCAGAAGTTACATTAAAAGTTTTATAAAGACATATGAACCTTGCAAACTATTATTGGTATTTTAAATCAGTTATTCCAGAACGTATTTGCGATGACATTGTAAAGTATGGTCATCAAATGCAAGAACAAATGGCAGTGACTGGTGGTTATGGTGATCAAAAATTAAATCAAAAACAACTTAAAGATTTAAAAAAGAAAAGAGATTCTAATATTGTTTGGATGAATGATAGATGGGTTTATAAAGAAATTCAACCTTATATTCATACTGCAAATCAAAATGCTGGTTGGAATTTTCAATGGGATTTTAGTGAAGCTTGCCAATTTACAAAATATAAAAAGGGTCAGTTTTATGATTGGCATTGTGATGGTTGGGATCAACCTTATCGAAGAGAACAAGACGATCCATCAAATGGCAAAATTAGAAAATTATCTGTAACCGTTACATTATCTGATCCTAAAAATTATAAAGGTGGTGAATTAGAATTTGATTTTAGAAATAAAGATCCTGATAAAAAACCTAATATACACAAATGCACTGAAATATTACCAAAAGGATCTTTAGTTGTGTTTCCTGGTTTTGTGTGGCATAGAGTATGTCCAGTAAAAAGTGGAGAAAGAAACAGTTTAGTAATATGGAATTTAGGATGGCCATACAAGTAATAGATAATTTTTTAGAAAAAAATGAGTTTAATAAACTTAGTAATACTATTATGGGAGATAATTTTCCTTGGTATTACAATGATGGCATAACTGATAGTGATGATAAAAATAATTTTTATCTTACACATGTTTTTTATCGACAACCTGGTATTAAAAGTGACTGGTTTAATATGTGGTTATCAGCTATCGAAAAATTAAAATGCAAAAGTATTATAAGAATAAAAGCAAACAGTTATTTTACAATGAATAAAAAACAAAAAAACAAACCACATGCAGATTATACTTTTAATCACAAAGGTTGTTTATTATATATAAACGATAATAATGGATGTACTTATTTTGAAAACGAAACTATAACACCAAAAGAAAATAGAGCTGTATTATTTAACCCGAGTATTCTACATTCAAGTAGTTTGTGTGATGATACAAAAAGAAGAATAACTATTAATTTTAATTATTTTTAAAAAGATATGAAAAAGAAAAAAACTAAAGCTATAAAACAAAAAATAAAAAAAGAAGTTGCAGGTTATCCCCAAAAATTACTATTAGAAGAATTTTTTAAATGTCCTATATGGTTTGCAGATGAGCCTAAGTTTGTAGATAGTTTAAATAAAGCATCAGATAAATATATTGAAGAATCTAAAAAAATATCAAAACCAAAAATTGATGAACGTAATAAAAATTTTGGTGACAAAGGTGACATGGGTCATGTATTTCACTCAACATCATTAATTGGTGATCCTAACTTTAAACAATTACAAGATTATGTAGGTGCAACAGCACATAACTTATTAGATGAAATGGGTTTTGATATGTCAGGTCATCAATTGTTTACTACAGAATTATGGGTACAAGAGTTTTCTAAGAAAGGTGGTGGACACCACACATTACATACACATTGGAATGGTCACATTTCTGGTTTTTATTTTTTAAAAGCAGATGAGTCTACATCATTACCAATGTTTGAAGATCCAAGACCAGGTAATCTTATGAATCTTTTACCAGAAAAAGATAAATCAAAAATAACTTACGCATCATCCTCAGTAAATTATCAAGTTAAACCAGGTAGAATGATATTTTTTCCATCATACTTACCTCATCAGTACATTGTAGATATGGGATATAATCCATTTAGATTTATACATTGGAACTGCCAAGCAATACCAAAAGGAGTTTTAAATGTCGTTTAAAAAAAATAAATACACAGTATTAAAAAATGCAATATCACCCGAACTTGCAGAGTTTGTTTATAAATATTTTTTAAACAAAAGAAATGTTGCAAGATTTTTATTTGATCAAAAATACATCTCACCGTTTACAGAATACTTTGGTGTATGGAATGATCAACAAGTTCCTAATACTTATTCACACTATAGTGACATTGCAATGGAAACCTTATTAATGGAAGTAAAACCTGTTATGGAAAAACACACTGGTATTAAACTAAGTCCTACATATTCCTATGCAAGAATATATAAAGAAGGGGATGTATTAACCAGACATAAAGATAGATATTCTTGTGAGATATCTACAACTTTAAATTTAGGTGGTGATCCATGGCCAATATATTTAGATCCAACAGGTAGGCAAGGTCAAGCAGGTATTAAAGTAGAACTTAAACCAGGTGATATGTTAATATATTCTGGTTGTGATCTTGAACATTGGAGAGAAGAATTTAAAGGTAAAGATTGTGGTCAAGTATTTTTACATTAT